TAATGTATAAACAAATGCAAAATTTTATAGAAATAACAGATTTAGAAAATCTACAAGCAAAGACCGTAAGTGAAGACGGTAAAAGAATGTATCAGTTCGAGGGTATGGAAGCAAAGTATCCTTCAGTAACCACGGTAACAGGTCTCTTAAATAGAGAACACATCAAACTCTGGAGAAAACGAGTTGGTGAAGAGACTGCAAACAAGATTACAGCATCAGCAACAAAACGAGGAACAAACTTCCACCAATTAGTAGAAGACTATCTTCGTGCTGAGAAAGATATTATTATAGAGAATGATTTACAACGAGGCATGTTTAATGCAATGCAACCTGTTTTAGATGAAATTATACCTCTTGCTTTAGAGGCACCTTTGTTCTCACCAAATCTGGAAATGGCAGGTCGTGTTGATTGTGTTGGTATCTTCGATGAACAATTATGTATTATAGATTTCAAAACAAGTAGTAAGTATAAAGAAGAGTATATGGCAAAACCATGGTTTATTCAAATGACTGCATATGCACTTATGGTAGAAGAGTTAACAGGACAAGCAGTACAAGAATGTGTTGCTCTAGTTGCAGTAGAAGGACTTAATGCATTTCAATTGTTTACATGTAATCCTTTAGACTACATTGATGATTTGGTTCAGTTAAGAAAACAATATAAAAATGTTTATGGAGTATAATATGAATATTGAAATTGGAAAGACATATGAAGTATCTTGTGCAAATAAGAAGAGTGTCTATGAGTTAGAATATTGGACTGATGAATCAGGTACCAGAATCAAAACAGAAACTATGTGGAGAAATGGTGAGTGGTTAATTAAACCAAAAGACGAAGAAGAGGTCGAATGGTTAACAGATGCTATGAATCAGGAAGATACTGATTGGTTTGAACCACAAGTATTCGAAGAGAATGAATTCCAAGAATGTTGGGATGGTTGTTCATTCGATGTTGAGTTATTAGAATTCGAAGGTACAGATGAGGAGAAAGAATCTCTTGTCGAAAGTATCGAAGAAGAGGGAACAGGATATTTCTTTGATAACGGATTTGATTCCGCAGATTGTGAATATCTATTTTATGGACCGATTGTGGTCGAAGAATCAACAAGGGAGATATCTTAATGGCAAATTTTTATGAAGAAGATAAGTTTACTCTAAAACAGGATTGGAACTGGAGTAAAATAATTTACAAATCAGATGATTGGATTCATCAACAAGCATACGACAGTGCATACGAACATATGATGGAGTATCTGGAAATAGGAAGTGAAGACGAACTTACAGAAGTCCACTTAGATGAGTGTCATGCACTTATTGACTACTTAGAAACACCTTATTCAGAAGGTGGTGCCGGATATGGTGGTACAGATAGTCATAGTGAGACATACTATGCCTACTATAGAGTTATGATGGATTGGATTGAGAACTTCGAAATAGAACACGAAGGAGCACCAATAGCATGATATCTAAAAAAGAATTTACAGAAAAGGTAGAGAAACTATGCCGTTATGGCAAGTCAGATGTAATGTCTGCTATACTGAAAGTATGTGAACAAAACATGTTAGAACCTGAAAGTGCCAAAAGACTTTTATCTCCACCTTTAAAGGAGAAGTTAGAAGCAGAGGCAACAGGTTTAAACATGGTAAATCGTGGAACAAATAGTCAAGCAACCTTATCAGGTTTCTTTGACACAAAAAAATAAGGAAAAATTATGAAAAAAGGTGATATAGTCACAGTGGTGACTTTTAGTGGAGAATATGTAGGTGAACTTGTAAAATCTGAACCATTAACTCTAAAGAATCCAAAGATGATTGTTAGAGCAGAAAATGGTAATATGGGATTTGCAAAAGGAGTTGCGGTTACAGGAAAAGAAAATCCTGAATCAATGGTCTTGCAAACTTATGTCTTTGTATCTGAAGTTAATGAAGGTGTTGAAGAAGCATATACAACTGCAGTTAAAGGTGAACCTTTAATTCAAACACCAGCAGAAAAGAAAATCATTACTTAATGACCAGTCGTGAAGGATATGATGCATACACTTTATACCTCGGTATAAAACTACACTTCTATTCTAACGAGTATGACTTTGTTAAGTATAATGGCAAAGTCAAAGCAGATATAAAGTCCTTTCTTAAACGAAAGGATAAGTATCATTTTGGTAAACTGTTTAGAACATATAAACACGAACTACAGGATTTCTATATTGCAAACCTTTCTCAAAAGGATTTGTGGGCAGGAGATTTATTGAGTGATGAGTGTGCTAAAGTTTACAAAGAATGGAAGAAGAATAACCAAAAGTTGACTTATCTATTCGAAACAGAAGTAAGTGATTTACTTCGAAAGAAGAATATACAAAAGGTGTTAGAAGTGAAGAACGGACAACACCCTATTCTTTTAAAAGAGTTTATGGCAAAGAAAGTATCTTTAGAAACAATCTGTATTATGGATGAGATTATAGAATTTACTAAAGATTGGGATAGATTGATATCAGAGAGAATCATTTATCCTGGAATTCATGTCAAAATAAACAAATACAAATCATTCGTGGAATTCAACCGAGTGAAATACAAATCAAAATTAATAGATTTGTGTGAGTAATACCGATTTTGGGTATAAATATACCCAGGACTTTATAAGATTTACAGAAAACCTGGTTGACAGGACACTATGTAAGTCTTATAATGGACTAGTCAGTGCATAGGTTTGTACTGATTAATAAAATGCAAATACAATGTTATACGAATACAATAGGAGAATACAATGTCAGCATCATTAGATAAGCTAAGAGCAGCGATGGAAACTGCTTCACCCGCACAAGGTGAGAAAAAATCCTACAATGACGATACTATGTGGAAACCAGAACTTGATAAATCAGGTAACGGTTATGCAGTAGTTCGTTTTTTACCAACACCACAAGGAGAAGAAATGCCGTGGGTTTCATATTGGGACCATGGTTTTCAAGGACCTGGTGGGTGGTATATTGAGAAGTCTTTAACGACTCTTAATAAAAAAGACCCTGTGTCTGAATACAATACTACATTGTGGAATTCAGGTATCGAAGCAAACAAAGAACAAGCGAGAAAGCAGAAGCGTAGACTTCACTATGTCTCAAATGTTTATGTTGTTTCAGACCCTAAGAATCCAGACAATGAAGGAAGAGTTTTCAAATACAGATTTGGAAAGAAAATCTTTGAACAACTCAAAGAGGCAATCTCTCCAGCATTTGAGGATGAAAGTGCAATCAACCCATTTGATATGACTGAAGGTGCAAACTTCAAAATCAAAATTAGAAAAGTTGATGGTTACTGGAACTATGACAAATCAGAGTTTGATTCTACATCTCCATTAGGTGATGAAGCAATGATTAACTCTACATTTAGTCAAGTTCATTCTCTAAGTGAAGTAATCTCTCCAGATGAGTTTAAGTCTTATGACGAACTCAAAGAGAAACTTGATAGAGTATTAGGTCTATCAGGTGCAATATCAGGTAGCACAGCAGAAAGTATTGCAGAAGACCAGGAAGAAGTGCCATGGTCAAATGTGAACACTGAAAGTGTTGCTAGTGAACCTGTAATCGCATCAGCAGAATCATCGTCTGAACAGTCAAGCAATGGTGACGACGCGATGGATTACTTCAAAAAACTGGCCGAAGATAGCTAGTTTTTGAGTTGGGTGCCCTTGTGTTTATATTATGTATAAGTGATGCAAGAACAAGGGCAGACTTGGACCGTGGACAAAAATGGGGGCACCAAGTAAGGGAAAGATTATTAGCTAATAGCGGAATAATCGGTATAGAGCGGGATGCTGTAAAGCGTGGGGCGACTATACATTTATTTTAAACAGGAGAATTATGCCAGAAGTGAGACCAAAAATCAACCCTAAGAATCGACAAGAGGAACCTTTCGATAGAATGCTTAGGAGATTTAAGAAACAATGTGAGAGGGCAGGTATAGTTCAAGAGGTTCGTGATAGACAGTATTACGAGAAACCTAATACCACCAAGAATCAAAAGAATCAAGACATCAAAAGAAGAAAGAAACTTGATGCAAAGAGAGCGTCCACTAAAGGTTATAGACCGAGATAATGAGCAACTGGCATGGGGGAAAAGGTTCTAAAAGAAGGAACTCAAATGAAGAACTCTATGCTGATAATTGGGAGAAAATCTTTGGTAAACCAAAACCAGAGTTGAAGTCTCGTAAAGAAACTCCTTCACACGCATCTACTCAGATGCACAAAGATAAAACAAAAGTTATTCCAAGAAAGTCTAAGTTTAGACACCAACCATAATATCGTCATAATATCTATCGTTCTCATCCCTTGCAGAATCTTTAGTGTTCATCACATTGGTTGTTGATTGTGAGTTATTATTATTCTGTTGGACAACTGAAGCAACTGCATTTGCCGCGGCATTAATATCTGGTCTTGCCTCTTGTGTTGCAGTATCGATTTGAGCACCTCGTCTCAATGCCATGTCTTCTTCTGCAAATTCCATAATTGTCTCTGCATCAGAACCATCTGCTAGATTGGTTTGACCAGCATCTAAGGCAGTTTTTGCCTCATTATAACTTGCAATAATTGATTTTCTTGCCTCTAGTTCTTTTATAATTAACTCTTTAGTTTCATCACCAATATCATCATCAGCAAGAATTGCGTTCAACTGATTATTAGGTGCAGTGATAATCATATCAGGATTAACAACTGATGCTCTACCAATTCCCTTCTTCTCATATAGACCAGACTCTTCAGCAGCATCTAATCCTTTCTCTTTCATTTTCTCATTCATTTCAGGTACATCATCATCGAATAATGCTCTGTAAACTACACCTGGCAATATTGCTTTTGCCATTTGTTTTAGTTTTGCCATGATATCAATACCAAATACATTCTTAAAGAAATCACCGATTGCTTTGAATGGTGCCGAGATTAAATCCCATATTCCACCAAATGCATCTTTAAGACCAGAGAACATTAAGTCGAAGTCTCCTGTGAATAGACCTTTCCAGAAGTCAAAGAATCCACCAAAGATTCTAAAGATTGAGTCTTTGATATCCATAAAATACCCTATGACTGTATCAATCGCTGCTTTAAATCCTTCAGACTCTTCATATAGTTTCATACCTGCTAAGACTATTCCTACTACTGCAAGACCTAATAGAATCCAAGGTGCCGCTGACATGAGTAATCCTGCCGCTGCAATCATAACAGGTGTTAAGAATGTTACCATTGATGTAAAGAATGTACTCATGGTCACCATGAATCTTTTGGCCATCTTTGTAAGACCTGTTTTTGCAAAGTTGAAACCTTTCTGAACTGTACCCATTACATTATTGAATTTCTCAGTCATACCTTCTATACTGATACCTTTCATATACTCAACACCTTTAGAGAAACCTTGTGCAACTCCACTCATAACCTTTTGTGCATTGTTGAACATCTTAACGGCATCATCTAATTGACCTATAAGGTCGAAACCTGTAAGACCTTTTAATCCGTCAGAGAAGTCAGTAAGACCTGATAACTGGTCATTCTTTGCCTGTTCCATATTTGCAGACATTTCTTCACGGATAGCAGTCTCTTGTTTCATTAGAGATTCTTGTTTATCTGAATTTTCTTGTAGAGTGATTTCGTTATTGTTTAGTATATTTTTTTCAATACTTAACTGAGATTGTTGAGTCTCTAATAACTCTTGTCTGTTTGCAGACATAGAATCTATATTTGCTTTTTCTAAAGCATTTTCTTCAACAGCAGCGTTAATTTTATCCTGGATTGCCGCTATTTGCAATGCATGAGTTCTTTTATTATTATCATGCACTTCTTCGGACATCTTCGCATCAAGTTCTGCCATAAGTTTTTCTTGGGCAATAATTGCTTTCTTATACTCTGCTTCTCTGAGTACAAGGTCTGCGATATCTTTTTCGGTACTTGCAATGGCAGATTCAAATTCAAATATAGAATCTTTTGTCCTTGCAATTTCTTCTTCTGTTGATGCTATCTCTTCAGTAAGTTTTGCAATAGGTCCTAGAACTTCAGATAGTTTTTCTGTAGTATCTCCAAAAATTTGACTTAGTGCCTTTGACTGTTCTTCAGTTAAAGCATCCATTCCTTCTGTTGTAGCAATGGTTGCTGCTTCAATGGCAACGGACATTTTCTTATTTAAGAGAGCACCTTTGAGTGTATCATCACCAGCACTTTTAAAATCTGCAACGATTTTAGCAGTTTCAGGTCTAACCTCTTTTAAATCATTAATTAAATTTTTAAATGATTCTTTCTGTTCACTAGTAGAAGATGCAATTGCTCTGTTTCTTTCTCCTTCGAGTTTAACATTATCTTCTAAGGTTTTTGCAGCCTTGGTAAGTTGTTTGTCTAGTTCACTAACTCTTTTATCTAGTTCGTCTGCCATTAAATTTTCCTTTATTTACCGAATGCTTTTCCTGCTTCGGATATTCCAAATGCACCTAGTGTGACTACTACAAATGATGTATAGATTGTTTCAGAGACTTTTAAGTCTATATCCC